CGGCGCCAGACCTCGACATCGTACTGGCCGGTTTCAACGTCTACCCGCAGCCCGCGGCGAAGCGTGTCCTGCTTCTTGGCCTTCCAGACGATGTCGGGGAGATCGGTCCACGTTTCCGTGTCGACGGGCCGGTACCGGACGGCAATCGTAACGGTGCGCCAGTTCCTGTTGCCCTCGTCGCCGATGCGCACAATTCCGTTTGGCGCCACGAAATCGAGCGAGATGTAGGTGATGTTTTCGGCCGTCGTCCGGCGCTGCCAGTCATCCTCGTTCGTGACCTTGATGTTCAGGGCTTCTTCAAGGACCTGAGCCGGATAGAGAGTTGTTGGCTCGTCGTCTGCGAAGCCCTGGCGGGTTTCGATCTGGACATCCTTGAAACTTGAAAGCGGCGTCTCGCCGATCTTGATGTCGTCGATCTGAATCGGGCCGTACCCCCAAACGAACAGGCAGTTCAGGTATTGGTCATTGCCTACCGTCTCGGTGTACGGCCCGGCGCCGTTGAATGGCAGGAAACGATGCTTTCCGAGAATGATCGGCACAGGCCCAAAAGGCGCGGACTGATTGCGCCCGCCGCTGAACGAATAGCCGACCTTCGGCGCTTCCTGCTTCGTCGGGCGCGGCGCGAACAGCGCGTTCATCAGCAGTTTCAGGCCGATGGACAGGCCCGTCATCAGTATCTTGCCGAAAATACCGAGACCGGCAATGAACCCCTGGAAGGCCGAGAACGCGCCCGCAATCGCGGAGAACAGCGGGACGAACGGCCCTTGCAAGGTGGGGCGCATCGTAACCGTCGTGCCCGGCTTCGGCCGCACACAATGCCAGATGGCGGGCGCGATCGAATGACCGTCTACATGGACGATAAAGTCCGAGGCGATGGAACGACAGCCCGGTTCCGCCACGATGCGCCCGACAATCTCGGACAAGGACAGCCCGGCCGGCATGGGACGCTCGATGCGCTCCTGCCGCAGCGGGTGCAGCGAGGCGATGACACGCACGTCATCGCGCGGGCCAAGTACCTCGCCCGTCAGAATATGAGGCACGACGTGGGCGGTCATGACAGGTTCCTGTGACGGTAGAAGCCGACGACACGGCGGTGCAGGCGGGCCGAGCGGTAATTCTCGATCAGCGAGCCGCAGCCGCGCTCGATATGCAGGACAAGGCCGGGGGCGACGACGACGCCGACGTGGCGCGGCCGGCCCGACACCGACATGAGCAGTCCGTCACCTTCTCGCTCGCTGCCGACAGGGACCGGCATCCAAGGATCCATGTGACCGTCGATCAGGCCGGCGATGGCTTCCGTGTCGGCCGTGGTCTGGTAGTCGTCGCGGTAGCTGGGCAAGGTGATGCCAAGACGCTCGGCATAGACCAGCGCCAGCAAGCCCCAGCAGTCGATACCGGCGCGATCCCGTCCCCGCTCCAGCCAGGGCAGGCCGACATATTCGTCGAGGTTCATCGTCAGAACAGTCCGGGAAAGCTGCTGGGGTTGAACGTGCCGGCCGGAAAGGGTTCGTCCGTCAATGCGTCGATCGACAGTTCCAATGTCAGGACGTTGGCGTTGTAGCTCGCGTTCCTGACCTGGAACGCCGGATATTCGATCTCCACCGCGTCGGGCGACGAAGCCAGAACCAGTTCAATCATTGCCGACGCCGGCGACGGTATCGAGCGAATGAGGGCGACCAGATCGCGGCTGACATTCTCCAGCATCAATCGCGCCGTCGGTGCGCGCTCGCCCACATCATCCGGCAACGAAGCGGAGAACGGGCAGAACAGATAGGTATCGCCCCGGCTCACCGTTCCATATTGAAGCGGGGTATCGGAGAGCCGTGTCGTCGGATCGCTCGAAAGCCTCAACGGCTCGGCGTAAGACGGGTGCGAGATGGTCAGCAGGACGATGATGACATCGGCGGATTCCTGCGAGTTCATCGCCTCGCGGAAGGTCAGGGAGACGGTGCGGCTCACGGCAAGACCTCAAGCTCGAGCACGACGGTGTAGTTGTCGCCGCCTCGCCCGGTCCACGATGGTAGCGAGCCGGCAAAGCGGACCAGGATCGAACCGCGAGTGACCGGGTCGGTGAAGGTGAAGGGCAGCGAGCCGCCGAGCAGTGTCGCATCCACGAAGGATTGCAGCGTGGCGAGCTGCGCGCCCGTCATCAGCATGCGGCCCTGCAAGGGCTTCGGCATCGCGGAGGATCGCCGGCGCACCTTGGGCGGCCCTATGTCTGTCCGTGAACGGGCGCGACCGTCACCTAACCCCTCGCTGTAGCCGTCGACCAGCAAATAGGAGGGGAGAGATGCGGGCCAAGCATCAACCATCTCAGCGCCTTTTCAATGCCTGCTGCGCGCCGAAGCCTTGCCGCAGCGTGTTGTTGGTGGCCGTACCGCGAGTATTGAGTTTTTCGGCAACGACGCGGTCAACGATGACGTCGAGCGTCATGGACCCGTCCGGCTCCTGGCGCTCCTGCGTCTGAACGGACGCACCCGCGTTGTTGATGACGTTGAGGTTCACGATCGGAGCCGTACGGCTATTCTGATTGGCAGCAGGTGCCACCGGCGCACCGACAAAGCCACCGTCGGCATATCCACGAAGGCCCTTGCGCAATCCGTCCAGCGCGTGCGGGCCGCCAGCGCGCATGACGGTATCGGCGTCGAGAACATATTCCCCCTTGTGCACGATGCCGGCAGCCTCGTATTTGCCGCCCGGCCCGGTGTAGCCACCCTCATCCCACAGGCCGATGTATCCGCCCGGATTGGCCGCCAACCAGTTGCCCGCCGCCCCCCAACCCGTAGCACCGCCGAATAGCGAACCGAGCACTCCATTCCATCCGGTCGGCGCAGCGCCGCCCGCCGCCTGAAACTGGCTCAGAGTGCTGGCAAAGGTGCCAAGTCCCTGGGTGGCCTGACTGCCGGCCTGTCCGAGGTGACCGATTCCACCCGCCGCCTGCGTCGAAGTGGTCGTGAGCTTATCCAGCGCTGTCTCGGCACGCCGGGCGCTGATCTCGCTGGCGTTATACCAGCCAAGCCCGACCTTATCCGAGGTATTGCCCGACAGCATCTGCAGTTGCTGCTGGCCGCCGAACATGCGGGTTGCGCCCGTCGCGAAACCGACGTGGCCGCCCAGCTGGCCGGCAGCAAGGCCCCTCGACTGGACCAGCACATCGCCGCGCAGGACATCGGCCGGATTGACCGACTGCCCCCAATTCAGGAAGGACGTCGCGACATTCGACCCGCTGCCGTCTACGCCGATCTGCTTGAGAGACGAGTTGACGAACGCAGCGCACCACGCCTGGCTTGCCGCGTCGAGATTGACCCCGCCAGCGCGGAGGAAGCTGTTGATCTGGCTCGCGTTGGTGTTTTCGTTCAGGCCAAGCAAGCCAGAGGCAAGGCCGACAGCATCTGATGATGAGCCGCCAATGTTCGGCAGCGCCGCGCGCGTGATGGCGCCGGGAGCGTAATTGTCGTTCGCCCCTCGCGATCCGCCCATAAGCGCCTTGCCGATATCGCCGAGCAAGGAGCCGCCAGCGCCAGCCCCGCCGCCGGTAACGCCCGTGATCGACGACGCGATCGACGTGCCGATCTGGTCGAACAGGTTGGAAATGATCTTGTCGAGGATGCTGTTGAGCCCACCGAGAACGGCCCGGCCCAGCGCTTTGCCGATATCGCCGCCACTGTCCATCAGCCCGGCCTCGAAATCGGACAGGAAGCCGGTGACGATGCCCTTCACGTCAGCGAAATACTGGTTGTCGCGCATCTGCTGCGCTTCGGGAGAGTTCAGCCCGATACCAGTGCCGCGCAGGCGGGACGCGATCTGCTGATCCAGCGGTGAACGGAAAAGCTGCTCACGCTCGAACTGGAGATCGTCCGCGAGTTTCGCCCGGGCCAGGGCGTCGGCGTATTTCCCCATTTCCTCGGCCGCCGCCTTGATGGAGGCCACTTCCTTGTCGTCGATCGGGCCACCGGTGCGCGCGGCCTGGTCGCGCAATTCCTGCATGCGCTCGAACTCGAAACGCAGCTTCGCCTGCTCGCCGCCGGTCTTGCCGATCAGATCGAGTTCAAGGCGCTGCTGGGCTAGGGAGCGATCGAGCGCTTGGCTGCGCTGGATGGCGGCATCGCGGGCCTCAATCTCCTGGCGGGTCCGTTCCTGGGCCAGTGCCCGGTCGACGCGGACCTGCAAGCCACCGCCCTTGTCAGCGTCCTCGCGCGCACGAGCGCGTACCTGCGCCTCAATGGCGGCGAGCTTTTCGGCATTCGTTCGTGCGCGAGCCAACTGCTGGTCGGCGTCGAACTGCGAATTGAGGATATCGAGATCGGCAGCGCGACGATTGACGTAGCCGCCAAGTGACCGGCGATCAGCAAGACCGGGACGAGTTTCTTCACGATCGATACGCTGAAGGATCTTCTCAAGTTCGGTCGCCTTCTGAGCAATAGAGACAATCTCTTTGCCCGCAAGGATCAATTCGTCGGCCAGCTTTTGAATGCCATTGGCCTGGCCGATCTTCTGGATTTCGGCATTGAAGGTGGCAAGACCGTCAGGTCCGGCGACCTTCAGCCGGTTAATGGCATCTGCGAATGGTGCGAATTTTCCAGTGACCGAAAATACGTTGTTGCCGAGCAGTTCAACAGCATCCGCCGTGGCGCGCAGGCGGGCAGGGTTATCGGAACTGCCGACGAACTGGGCGAACAGGCGCTCGACTTCGTCGTTGAAACTGGCCAGATCGGTCTTGCCGCTTTTCGCACTCTCGATCAGGGCAGCCATGGCTGGGGCAAACAGCTTCTGGTCGCCGGAAAGGTTGCGCAGTGCGTCGACACCGCCGCCGTTGCCAAGAAGGCTCTGAATAAACCCGGCACCACCGACCTGGTCGAGGAATGGGGCAGTCTTTTCGCGGAGCTGAGCCTGCAAAAGCGCCTGAGCATTACGCGCCGATGCATCGGTGAAGGCCAATCCGCCCACGTTGCCGACCGTTTTCGCAGCCTCACCGAGCGCGCCATACTGATCCTTCAGCAGCTTGAGGGTATCGGAATGGGCTTTCAGCGCATCGTCCAGCGATTTCGCCCCGTCCTTACCCTTCATGAACCACTGGATCGTGGCGGCCGTGGCGGCCGTGAAGCCGACCGTCAGGAGCATGGTCACGCTGAGAAGCGATGTCAGGCCCGCGCCGAGCGCCGCAAGGCCGCCGCCCTGCTGGATAGCGGTGGCCAACTGTGGACCTTGCTGTAGAGCGAGAACGCCGGGGCTCTGGCCGACCAGCGACATCATCGCGATGTCCTGAATCTGCTGGCCGGCGTTGTACCCTGCCGCCTGCCTGGCGCCGGCAGAAATGACGTTCGAGTTTGCCGCCTGCATCCGGCGGTTGGCAGCATCCGCGGCAGCGAGGTCGTTCGCCTGGCGCGCAATCTGCACGTTGGCGCGCTCAACCGCCGAGGCGAGCGTCATCTGCCCCTTGGCCGCGAGTTCGGCCGCGTTGGCCGTAAGCCCGAGCCGCTGGTTCATGCCGATGAGGATGCGTTCGGCACCCTCGATACTGATCCTGCCCGTTTCCAAGCCGCGGCTGAGCTGGCCGAGCCCTTTGCTGAAGCGCTGCTGGGCAGCATAGCCCTCGACATACTGCCGGGAGAGACGGGAAAGAACGTCGCCGCCAGTGCTGATCTTGGCCGACGTGTCGACCGCCGCAGCGCCGGCCTCGCGCGACGAGGCAGCCATGGCCTTGTCGGCCGCAACCTTTTCCTGAGCGCCGGCCGTATATTTCGATGCGTCGACCGCCGGTTGGACGATCAGCGCCGAGATTTGCTGAACCAATGGATTTCTCCGAATCTACTTCTCGGATTTTTCGGACTGTGCCCGATATTCCAGCCACTCGTCGTCGAGCGCTGTCATGAAGGCCAGGAACCGTTCGAACGCCTCACCCTCGATGCCGTAGCGCCGGGCGTACCCGTCCAGCGCCATGAAGCTGATCGGCGTTTCGCCGCCGAAAGCGCCGTACTGGCGATCGAAGCGAAGAACCGACCACGCCCGCAGGTAAAAGGCGTGCCACGCTTCCGGCTCCGCAACGGCGCGCTCCAGCCATTTCTCGCCGGGGTACGCCTTGATGAGTTCCTTGACCCATTCTTCCTGTTCGGGCGCCTTCCGACCTATTTGCCAGCGGAAGGCGCTGCGGAGTTTTTTGTTGCGTCCGCGACGAACTCCACCTGGCGCTTGCCGACGCGGCCGGCGCACCAGTAGATCATCGTGCGCAAGACACGATGTTCCTCGGCGGCAAGGATCGCCTTCACGGCGTCGGCCGAATAGGCGATGTCGAAGCCCTTCCAGCCCAGCAACAGGTGCTCGACGGCAAGCTGGCCCTCGATCCGGGCCGCGACTTCGGGCGGCACCTTATCGTCCGGATAGTCCTTCTTCAGGTCCTCCAGCGCCGTCTGCCTGGCCGTGACGTAGGGCGGATAGTTCGTGGACCGCACATGGAAGGCGACACCGGGAAGCTGGGTCTGTTCCAGCGGCTTATCGGGGTTGAGGCCCGGCCATTCCTTCGGCTCGATCCATTCGCCTTCGCGTTCTTTCGACAGGTCAGCCGCGAGGCTGCCGAGCTTGATGGTCATGATGATGTCCTTTGTCGGGATTGGTGGCCGGAGCGCCCGACAACGCTCCGGCCGTTCTGCGCAGAAATCAGTTGTCGGAAGCGATCTGATCGAGCGCGGGCAAGGCGGCGCGCTCATCTTCAGTGAGGTCCAGCGGTTCACCGGCGATCGAGCCATCAGCCTCGCGCTTGACCGGCGAGCCATCCAGATTGGTGACCGTCACACGCAATGCCGCCTTGCCCTCGTCGCGCATGCGCTGCGCGAACACTGCCGGCACCGGCGACGACAGGATGCCAGCCTTGAAGGCCACGGCGTTCTCGTCACCGGTTTCCCACGGATCGCCGCGGAAGTCGGTCAGCGGCAGGATGGCCTCAGGTCCAGCATCGGCCGGCTGGTCGGCTTTTGCGCGCCTGGCCATTACGCGCCCGCCTTCGTGATGGAGATCGAGGCGGCCGACGTGGCGTCGTAGTAGGCCTGGAACGGCACCTCCAGCAGGACTGGCTGGCCGTTGCCGGGTGCGGCGGGGCCGCCGTCGGTGAACTTCACCTTCGGAATGGCGAACGTGTACTTGTTGCCGGCCTTGTCGCTGAGGTCGAAGCCGATCGCTACGTCCTCGTGGTTGAGGATAGCGGTGTAGGCGGCCAGGTCCTCGAACAGCACCGTCATGTTGCCGGTGACCTCGAACCGGCCGAGGCCGTGACCGTAAGCGTCATACTGGCCGACCACGTCGACCTGGTAGATGTTGTTGTTCAGCCGCAGGGACAGGGCCTGGACCTTCGGCGACGTCACCATGGCGGTCGACAGGATCGACAGGTTCGCCACGTTGAGGCCGGCGTTAAAATCCTCGGTCGTCGTCGCGGGCAGGTAGGTGGCGCCGGTGATAATGGCCGAGGTCGGCGACGGGCTGCCGATACCCATGATGCCCCACGTCGCCTGGACGGGCTGGCGGGACCGCATGTTGAGGTCGAGCGTGTTCCAGCGGCACCCGCGATAGCGGATATAGCTGTCGGTCGCGCCCTGTTCGTAGGTCATTTCCAGGGTGCCGGTTTTCGGCGTGACGCCATTCTTCAGGACGTTCGTCGAGAAGGTCGAGCACAGCAGGCGCTCCAGCCATGTGTCGTAGGTGCCGTACGAGAACCGCGTCTCGATCGAGCCGGTGACGTTGCGGCCGATATCGGTGATGCCCGGCACGTTGCGGTCGGCTCGAACCTCGTCCGAGATATCGACCTGCTTGGCCAGTCGCACGCTCGCCGAGCGGTAGCGCATAACCTGGAATGCCGGCGTCGCCGGGATGGTGCCGATCGTCGTTTCCGCCACGTCGGCAAGACGTACCTGTGAACCATCAGCAAAGCTCATGGCGCTTCTCCTTCAGTTTTCGAGATGGCCGGCGCTGCCGGTTTCAGGGGGATGAGGTGATGTCGCGGCGCGACCACGAGATCGTCGCCGTGATCGCAAAGTAGTTCGGGAAATCTCGCCCCGGGTCACCGGCGCCGATGGACATTTCCGGCATGAAGATGTTGCTCACCGGCTTCTCACGGAACAGGTTGAGCAGCGCGTTGGCATGGGTCCGCGCCGCTGCCGATCCGGTCCCGCTCGGCACCATGACGTGCAGGTAAACCGCGCCGGTTTCTTCCCAGACGTTGGCACCCGGCGCGCCCATGGTGTCCTGGACGTAGCTGTCGCCATAGACCTCGACGTAGACCCACGCTGGCGTTCCGGCGTCGAGCAGGTCCTGCGTGAACTCGTTCTCGTAGCGAACCGGCAGCGCGCCCGTACCGGCAGCATAGGCGTCGAGCACGCCCTTGAAGGCGTCGAAGGTTGAGGGACTGGACATCAGACCGTGCTGTTGATGACGATTGCGGGATAGGTGATCGGCATGCCGGCCTGACGATCCTTGCG